TTCATATCATGAGTCTTGTTGATTCTTCGGAGAGAAACTCCAGAAAATTCATATTTTTTAATTACATCACCTGATGAATGACTCGATTTAGTTGTAGCATCAATACCCCTAGTAGTGATACCAGTAATCGAACTATCTGAAACACCAGTGTAAGAAATAATTTCATTTCCTAAAATCGCATATCCATAATTTGTTGTTCCAACACCAACACCCTCAAATGTTGCAAAATTAGACGCTGCAACCACAGGTATATCTGATAAAGAGTTATTGTCATAATCAGCAGTTAATTTTGTCTCAGGAACATCAGAGTCAACATTAGATATTTTAACTAGATTGTTAAAAGCGTGTAATCCATGAGCTCTGTGATCAACTTTAAAGTGTAATCCATCATTATTTGTATCAACATCAAAGGAACTAATTGTTACTCCACTTCCAATGTTACCGTCTGCGGTAACACCTAAACCAGTTGTTCCATCTAATCCAAGAACTTGTGAACCATTATTAAATCCAACCGTTCCGATACCAGTGTTAAATGAACCTTGAATGTTATCAATCACTAAACTGTTTCTTTCAGTAATTAAACCAACAGAAACAACAGCTCCACTTCCATTTCCAAGACCGAGTGTTCCAATTCCTAAAGTGTCACCAACTGCAAAGTTTTTACCACCATCAGTGAGAGTAACTGCACTTATCACTCCATTGTTAACTGTAATGTTTCCAACTGCTCCAGTTCCCTCACCTGTTTGAGTGACCATTGGAACACTGGAGTATGTAAGAGAACCACTTGAAGGTGTATAACCGACGCCAGGATTAATAATATTTAAATCATTTGGCCCACCCATAGTTGCAACACCAGCAACATTAATAAGAGTTGCAGATGCGTTTAGATTACCAAACTGACTAATTGTAACGCCAGGAACTAATCCAGCTGTGTCAGGAATAGTTACTCCTAGTCCAACCACGGCCTTTTTAGAAAGAGCAGTAATTGAATTCTCTGGCAAGGTTATAATTTGATCATTACCTTCTTGTAACTGTGGACTAAAGAATCTACCCACGCCTGGATTTGTGTTAAATACCGCCCTATGAATGGTAAATTTCAAATCCTCAAACTGACTTGGATCCCATGTAGATCCGTTTTGAGATTTGAACAAAGAACCTAAGTATGGTTGTTGACTAATTACAACTTGTTGTTCATCAGGTAATCCAACGGTAGATATGTCCACCTCTCCCATTCTTGATATCCAAACATTATAATTTTCTGATGCAGAAATTAAAACAAGTGCAAAACGTTCATTATCACCTGTTAAATATAAAGGAGCATCAAATGTAAACTTAGTTGGTATTGATGCATCCTGTGAAACTTCAACTTCACTCGGATCTTTAACTACAACACTAAATGGTAATATTCTAGATGATGGTAGTCCAGTTTCAATAGGTCTAACTTGTAAAGTGACAGGTAACTCATTATCCTTTGATTGGAAGAAAACATCAACTGATGTGACATAAACACCATTAGGATGAACATCAGTTACTTGGAATGATTGTGCTAACGGATCACTATTTCTCCTTCTTCTCGCCCTCGCTCTTCTAGCTTGATTTCTTCTTACTTGATTTCCTCGTCTTCTAGCACCAACAACATTTCCTGTAACTACTGTATCACTAGCAACTCTTCTTGTTACTCTATCATTAACGACTCGCTGATCTTCTATACTCAATCTCTCAATCTGCGGAACTCTAGTTGTTATAATAGTTTCTTGTTTAGTATCTAATACACCTTGAGCAGCGAAGTTTGCCTCAGCAGATCCTGTAACTGTTCCAGAAAGTTTCGAGTTTGTGGGACTTGTGGTTAAACGAAGTGTTTTTGTACCAGTTTCAAATCTTGGATTTGCATCTATATTTGGATTTGGTACATTAAAACAACATGATAATTGACCAATAGTATCCGTTATTAATCTAACATCATTTATTGTAGCTTCTGCACCACTTGTTTGACCAACAAGTAACATTCCTTTTTTAGCATGTCCAAAGAATTCACCTTGAACTTGAGTGGCAAGACTAAATGTATCCACATTTAAAAGTGTTGAAGATGTGGAATATACTGTTGATATGCCTGCAGCAATGTTGTATGGATTTGATGTTAGAACTTTTGTTGGTGAGTTATATGGGCCTTCTTTATGATTTGGTGTAGCAAGTCTAAATGAAAAGTCACCTGACTTTACAGTTTCACCAGCTTGAAATACACCACTTGTCATATTAATCTCAATTAATTTTGGTGTACTAAATGAAGTGACATCAACATCATCAAAGAAAACATAGAATTGAGTCTTTGGTTTCATTCGATGAGTTGTAATCTCAATATTTCTCCTTCTCATGTAAGGAATAACATCACGACTTACAATTTTTTCTCCTATAACCTCTGAGGTATCCACTGGAGTAACCTTCATCTGAATACCTTCTCTTGACTGATGAGTCGTTTGAAGTATGTCATTGAATGTAGATGTTGTTGTAACACGAGCGTTTCCAATAGCGATGCTTGGATGTGATCTTCTTGTTATTCCACCGATAGCAATTGTACCGTTTGCTCTTCTTAATTGACCAACACTCCTACGGCCTATATTTCTAACAGAAGTTCTTGTGAATGAATCTAAGACTTGTTCACCAACCCAATCTGTCTGCCATGAACCCCACTCTGCTTCACCAAGACCAGTTTGAGTGTCAATTCCTAGTTCTTGAACAGCTAAATCATATTCTTCTGTTTCCATGATAACATTAGCATCTACAAACTTTGTATCTGTCCAAGTGTCAGAATCTGGATTTAATTTCATATCTCCAGAATAGTAAACAATTAAATATGGATTAAGATTTTCAAGTCTTGAAGCATAAACTTGTTTAATAAGTTCTCGTTCTGTATAATCTAATGTTACAAGTCTACCAGTTTTCTTAATATTATCACCATCAATATCAGTTAAGTAATTAATATCTAAAGTAGGATTCGCAGTTGTTCCAATTCCAATAAATGATCTAGAACCAACTACCAAATCTAAACAAGTCGTGTAATGTCCTGGCCTTAGATGTCCATTTTTGGGATCAATACTTGCAGAAAAATCTGGATGTCCTATTTGATGGGATGCATGTTTTTTGAAATTATCTACAAAAAATCCTGATTTAAAACGATTTAAACCATTTGCGTCTGTAATTTGTAAATTAGCAGTATCTTGTTCAAGAAGAGAGAGTGAAGTATAGTATTCAACTTGTTCAAGTCTCTTTTCAAGTCTTCCAATATCTGCCATTGTAAAACGTTTATGTTTTGTTCTATTAATTTTAATTTCTCTAACACTTCTTACAAACGCAGGCAAATCAATAGACGCAACCTCTAGCGCATCGCTAGGTGATTGTGGTTCTACTGGATCATCGGATGGAACACCTTGTATATACTCAAATTCACCTGTTTTATTAACAAATAATTTATCTCTTCTAGGTTGATAGTAATCAAAACTAACAATTAAATTTTCATCAGGGACTAAAGGATCTGGAACGTTATTTTCTTGTGATGCAAAGGTTCTTGATTGGAATGCAAATGGTGAAATTGATGATGAATTATTATATCCAGCAACTCTAGGCCTGATATCAATTAAATCGCTTAATAAAGTTTCAGATGTTTGATCAACAGGTATTAATTTTTCAGAACCAGATGGATAACTTGATGCAGTGAAGAAATCACCAACATCATCTGATGTTACAAAGAAATTTTTAAATATAATCTTTAATCTATTTGTTGGTGCTTCAAAATTTTTCTTTCTTTGAATGAATGAGAAATCATAGTATGTTGGTTTTATGTTTGTATTTAAAGAATACTGATTTGTTATATTTCGATCACCATCAGTAGTTGCATTTACAAGAGCAGTGATACCTGATCTATCTGTTTTAATTTTCTCACCAACATTGAAACTGTTTTGATTTAATAAAACAATTCCTAGTGTAGTTACATTTGGTTTTTCAACAACTAATCCAACAGCATTACTTTCTAATCCAGTAATTTTTTCACCAACAATTAAGTCTGAATTATTTCCACTAGGGCCATCATAAGTTGTTAGTGCAACAGTTGGTAAATCAGGATCTCCATTATCATTAGATTCTATGACTGCAAGTAATTCAACAGCATCAGGAACATTTAGAGATATTTTTCTATCTTGAACTCTAGTTCCAAATACACTACTTGAAGTTAAACCATCATTTAATGTGTTAGTTCCGATTCCAGATGCAGAGGAACTTGAACGATTAATTACTATTGTATTTGATTCATTTAATTTTTTCTGTTTAGTTGTAACTTTTGATTTTAAAACAGTTGCAAATAGATTTGCCTTTCCTGAGACACTACTTAATCCTACGAATGTGACTGTTTTCTTATCAGCAGCAATATCAACTTGACTTTCTTTAAGTGGTTCAATTAATCCATCATTATAAGATATAAAATATCTCTCTTCATCAAATGGTTGGAAAAATAAATTAGCACCAGCATCAGGAGATGTAAACTGACTATTTGCAACCGTAATATCTGAGTATTGTTTTCTTAATTGAATGGTTGTATTAGTTACATCAAGACTTGCAATATTTCGACGACTAACAGGTGTAGTAAGAGTGTTATCACCCACTGTAAATAAAGGTGATCGAATAACAAGATCATTTACGTCAATTGAGCCTGGAATTAAACCATCAGAGACTCCACCATTACAAACACCAGATACTGATGTGACACCTACAACATTTATCTCAGTTCCGTTAGTAGATACCCCTGTAATACGATTAAATCTAGGAACTGTTTCGCCAGGGACTGTATAACTTACAATATTATTTGAAGTAATAATACCAGCAAAGTTTTGTGCAGATGCTGTAATAATACCAGCATTTCCAGATGTATTACTTAGTCTAAAATTACCAGCAACAAGACTACCTATTTTAACGAAATTATCAAGAACAACATCAGCTGAAAATGTAGAGACTCCAACTGCACTTTGAAGAGATTTAACATCGTTAAATGTAAAATTATCAACTTTACTTATAACTCTTCCGTCTTGAACTCCATTTAGTAATATGAACTCATCTTTTACAAATTCACCATTTACATCTATCAAATTAAGATCACTTACATTTGTACCAGCAGTTCTAACAAATCCTGTCGCACCACTTCTACCACCCTGCACATGATCTCCAATGGATATTGAGGTAATTGCAGTTGCAACTTTGACATTAGTAAATGTTTTTATATCAAATAAACGAGTCTCAAATTGTGTTGTTTCATTTACAAAACTTGCAGATTGTGCTTTGAAATCGTAAAGTCTTGCGAGTCCAATTTCAGAACCACTACCACCTTTTCTTTTATCAAGTAAAGAAACTGTTGCAGTTGTTCCAATACCTAAACTTGGAGAGCCAGAGATGTTATTTACAAATATAGGATTACCAGTTTCGTAAGTTACAGCTTCTTGTTCGATTGTTTTTGTGGTTCTTGGTTTTTCTACGTCTATGAAGGCAGTAGATATTTTTTCAACCTTATACCCCTTAATATATGCTTTTCCAGGCGATACTTGAATTGCTAATAAATCGTCTGATGGTATATCACCTTGGTTCGTTTCTTGTTCTGATGTGTATATTCCTTTATTTCCAATTGAATCATTCAAAGACTCTTTTGCAAATACTTCAAAAGGTTTGACATAATAGTTTCCAGATTCATCAAAAGTTCTTTGAGCTAAAGTATCATTAATTAAATTATATTGAGTTTCATATTTAAATTCTTGTAATTCACCATTTTCAACACGAGCAATTTCAATAAAGTTTTGATCATTTACATCATCAAGAGCTTTTTTTGCTAAACTGATATTAACTTGAAGACGGTCAGCGCCAGGAGCAGCAAAGTTTGTAAATCCTGATGCATTATCATTTAATGATGGATCTTCATCAGCGCTGATAAAATTCTCTTGAACATCAAATCCAATACGATATGATGGTTGGTCACTATATTGATCTAGTATTAAGGTCTCACCTTGAACTTGAGCAAAAGTTCCACGAATAAAATATACACCTTCTCCAATTGACATTGCAGATCCAATTGCATTCGCACCAAATGACAAAGTATTTGCAAATGGTTCGTTTGCAGCGATTACGGTTGCACCGTAAACAATATCTTGATTTGCGGTTAAATTTTCTCCATCACTAAATTGTTCAGTGGTAAAATCATTACCAGATTTCTCATATCTAATATAAAAAGTTAAATTACCTCTATCAGAATCTTCTTTTGATAATATTTTTTTAATTGTTGCAGTTACGCCTGATGTCGCACCAGTAATTCTTAATCCTACTAATTGGTCTGTATATAATGATACTGGAATACCTAAAAATCTTTCTTCAACTTGAATACATGTATAATTATTATCATAAGTTAAGTTGCCTGGAATTACCTTTGAACCCTCTTTAAAAAAGTGAGTACCAAATTGTTCAATCTGATTCTGTAGAATCGATTGTAACGTACTTAGTTCTCTAGCCTGAACTGGAGATCCTGGCTTAAAGAGAACTCTATAAAAATTCTTATCCTTATCAAAATCGTCAAAGTATGGCGATACGTTTAAATTGGTTTCCTGTGGCATGATTCTTTAAAATTCCAGTACGATCTTGATGTCTTCTTTCTGCTGTGAACTGCGAGTAACAGCAGCTCTGTTATCAACGTAAATGATATCACCGCTATATTTTTTCACCTCTGGGTTAGCAACACCTTTTACGAAACTCATTCCCAAATTGTAAGTCCTACTATTTATTGAGGTAGAAAGACCAGGCGATGAAGAGGTTCCGAAGTTGGTATCTATATTTAGATTACTTGTTCCACCAAATATGGTTGTTCCCGCTCCAGAGGCAGGGTCAGCATTAAATCTGAATAACTCATATCCGTATGAGGGTGCAGTTCCATCTGTTGATATTGCAAGTCTTCGGTCTTGCCAATATTTAAGAACACCTGTAGTAGCATCATAATTAATCACACGACCAACAGCTGTTGAACCAATACCAATTTCCTGAGTAACTTCTGAGTCAGCAGTATATGTTGTCGTTGTTGAACCAGCGCCAGTGAGTTTTAGTGCATAAACAGCACTCGCCTTTGAAAGAGTTAATTTATTATCAGAACCAAATGCAAGAGGATCTCGACATAAACCAACACGAGAGAACTGATTTCCTGTGATAAAATCAGGGTTCGATGTATCATTCTCTAGACGAGAGTATATAAGAACACGATTTGCACCAAGTTCTCGATATACGTCAGCTCCATGTCCATCTTGAGGAGGAACAATCACATTAAATGCAGCATCTGTAGAACCTGATGGGTTTGTTAATCCAACATCACTTAATCCAACAGAACCAAAAGTATAGTTAGATCCACCATTAGTTATTTCAACTGAGTCTATCTTACCAGCAGCGTTTACCACAACAGAGCATCTACCACCACTTCCATCACCCTTGATAGGAACGTTGTTATAAGTCGCAGCAGGTCCGTAACCAACACCACGATTTGTGATTGTGACAATCTTTAACTGACCACTAGTCGAAGCGTTGTTTCTTACAGATGCGACATCATTATTAGTTGACCAATTCTGTGGTAAAGGTATAAAACTTGTGGAATCAAACTTGATAATACTGTTTGGATCAATCGTGAATAGATATTTCCAAACATATCCATCTCCAGAAGCACCAGCAGATCTTGGTTCTAAATCTGTAAATAATGGTTCGTCAAGAGATGGTCTTCCAGTTGTGTTTTCTGGATTGGTTCCATTTTGTAAACAAACATAAACACGAAAGTTTTGATTCATCACATAGTAATTTGTGTCATACAAATTAGTTGAACTAGTTTGTGGTGACAAGTTTGAACGAGAATAATCATCCCGATACATTTCATATGTTGTACCTGATGACCAAGTTATTTTTCTAACCACTCTTGCAATATCATCTGAATTCAACTTCTTGAGTGCGATCATTGTATCCCAATAATCATTCTCCTCACTAAAAGAATCTTTTGGTGATGGTGGATTTTCACTCCAATCTGACTGAAAATCTGCTGGGTTAGGAAGACCAATCCACGCATAATAACTATTCGTAGTTGAAGCTATCCCCGCTACAAAATTCTCAGAGTTTAATATTCGCAGTTGATCAGTTATAATTGCTGACATTTTATCAATGACTTTTTGTTTT